ACCGTTCTCTCTACCACGCCCAAGAAAGACCATACTTGGGATAACGGTGTCGTTACCACCGAGCCTACCACTGAGCATGAGGGTGTCAAGACCTACACTTGCACTGGCTGCGGCGAGACCAAGACTGAGACCATCGCTCGTCTGCCCGCAAGTGCCAAGGTGGCTGCAAACCCTATCGTAGCCGGGGCTGAGCCTGTTGTCGAGGTTCCGGCGCAGGAAATGAGCGCCGAGAGCATCAACACCGAGACCTATGTCGCAGAGACTCCGGTTGAGCCCGCTGTACCTGCTGAGACTCCTGCCGAGTCCGTTGCTCCTGTTGAGTCCGCTGTACCTGCTGAGACTCCTGCCGAGCCTGCAGCTCCTGTTGAGTCTGCTGAGACTGAGAAGTCTGCCGAGACTTCCGAGGACAGCACCGACACCAAGCAGGAAGATGCCGACATGCCTAAGGAGACCGAGGCTGAGGTCGTAATCGTTGAGGGCGCTGCGGAGTAAATCTCCCGTTTCCAACACTACAACATAGGTCCGAAAAGGCCTGAATCTATCGAGGCTTGCCGGGAAACTGGCAAGCCTTTTTTATTGCCTGGCAGACCCGCATGGTGCTGCTTACGAGCCAAAGAAAGGTGATACAAATGATTGATTATATTGAGAAAGCAAAGGCGTTCGCTATGATGGCGCACAAGGGCCAGACCGACAAGGCAGGGGAAGACTACTTCACGGCGCATGTGGCCGTTGTCGCAGACGGCGTTGAGCCTGACCCGCTGGTGAAAACTGCCGCCTACCTGCACGACACGGTGGAGGATACCGGCACCACGATAGATACCATCAGAGCGGAATTCCCTCAGGAAGTGGCTGAGGCGGTCTCTGTACTGACTCGGGAAAAAGATATGACCTACTCAGAGTATATCTGGCGTGTTAAGCAAAACGACATTGCCGTCAAGGTAAAACGCGCAGACCTCGTCAGCAACATGGACCTTAACCGAATCCCGTATCCTCTCACAAGCAAAGACCTTGCGCGAGAAGCCAAGTATCTCCGTGCCTACAAGATGCTTGACGGCAGAAAGACCGTTTCTGCTGTAAACCCCTATGCTCTGTATGACTATCTCGTTACCTGCGGATGGGAGAGTGACCCTTCTGAGAATTCAACATCCGAATCTCCCGTTCTGAAAGCGCCTTCCGGCTCCTACAAGGTGCTGGTTCCCCTCGATATGCAGCGTACAGACTACGAGCAGCGCCTCAGAGATGCTCTGGAAACGCTTTGCGTCTTCGAGGCAGCACCGATGTGCGATATCATCGGAACGCTCTTATACTGGACGCCAGTGCCCGCAGAGAGTAAGTCCTGAGCCGAGGAAAGCGCTATTTCTGAAACTTACAAAGACTCGCGTTTGTGTTGCTGTTGTTTTTGGCTGTTTTCTAGCGAGGCAGATTCAGCACTGATTCACACCAGACGAACACGACAAGCAAGCGAACAAAGTGCAACTCGTTCAGATGTTAATTGTTTGTGAATCATACTTGTACTCGCTACAAATTTGCATCAAAATATGGTATAATACAATCATAAAAACAGCGATAAAATGTGATATTCGCTGCAAAATCAAGTCATGTAACTGTCGTCTGTTTTCGTGGGCGACATACCATGCTCCAGTGGCGGAATTGGCATACGCGGCGGCTTCAAACCCCGTTTTTCTCCGGGTTCGACTCCCGGCTGGAGTACCAAAAATTTTAAAATCGGTTTTATAGGAGTGTGTCCATGAACATCATAAACGCTGTGACCATCGGAAAACTCATCTCCGCGCATCGTGAAGGTGACGAGGAAAAATTCAGGGCTTATGTCGAGTTCATTGCCGAAGCCTATGAGCAGCAGGGAAATGACCGTGCCGCTAACATCATCCGCAGTAACTATACCGGTGACTATGGCGAGCAGGGAAAAGTTGTTCTGGATGAAGCGACAGAACAGACTACATACTACGAGACAGGCTGGTATGAACCTGACGTTTTGGGGTCTGGTGGCTCCTATCGCGGAGTTACAAAAGCGACTTCCGAGGAAGAAGCATTGCAACGGCTGCTGAAACACTCTGCCGACTATGCACATCGTATCACCGTATATAAGAAAGACGGCAAAACCATAAAGCGGGAAATTGCCGAGTATGACCAGTGGGAAAAGAAGTGGAGGACATGATGAAGTGGAATGTATTTTCTCTAGAAGCCGTTAAAGAGGCATTAAAACCCAAGTTTGTACTGGAGAAAGTCCGTTATGTGACCGACGACGAAGAGTACGGTGAAGGTGAGTCTACGCGCTTGGTTTTCCGCAATGTGGGAGAAATGCCGGAAATCGACTATATTAAGCGGACCATCTGCACCTTCATTCAGGATACCTACATTCACTTCAAGGACAAGAGCCTTAAGCCGATGCAACTTTGGCAGGACAACCTCAATGAAAGTGAGGACCATATCCGCTATTCCACGAACAACCTTGTGTCGCCGCCGCTGGAACTCGTCGGTGAAACATACATCTCCGATGAGAGCCACTTCCACAAGTGGCTGGTAGCCCAAGGAGGGACCGAAGTTCTTGAGAGAGCGTCCGTCACCATTGATGTTGATGTGATTTACGCCTATGACAATGTCGATAAGGTTGAGAAAAGTTCCGAAGACGGCGAGGTACATGGCGTTCTCATCAACAGTACAATGTATCTACGCGAATCGGAAATCACGCAGGTTGCTCAGCTTATCAAGGACGAAAGGCTCCGCAATCGCGTACTGACGCTGATGCGTTCTCATCGCCGTATTGTCTCGGCTCCCGAAAAAGAAAATCGCAATATTCGGGAAGTCGCTTCTGCACAGATGTTGCCTGTGGAGTAAACCGATGAAGCATAGAATTTCAGAAATCGGCGTTCGGATGCTCGAGTACCAAGAACAGCTTGCCAGTGAATACAAATACAAACCTATCCCGCGCACCTTTTTCTGCGATGTGCGAGCCGAGTTTCAAAAGGCATTGCCGAAATGGTGCAATGTGTCCGGTGACACGATTTCGCTCGAAACCGCTGATGGCACAGTCATTACCAACGGGTACAACCGTATTGTGATTGGTGACTATGGTGCATTTGTTGAGTTTTCCCGCGTCCAAGCCTGTATGCGCCGCCTCAAAATCAAAGAAGGGCAAATGTATCGCGCAAAAGACCCTCGCTATGCTGAGCATGTCAAATATCTCTGGCTTACGGCAGATGATGGTTCGAATGTGAAGGTGTACGACCAGAAGCGTCCGGTAGAATATGCTGACTACATGCTGGGGATGCTGTATGTTAGTGTGTATGAGGTGTTCCCACACATCTAAGAAAATCAAAATATGAAGTTTTACCCAGTTCAGGGTTGGTTTTTTTATCGAGAGTGCCGCAAAGACTACTGGCTCACGGAGGTAACCGACAATGACTGACTCAGACAAAGCAATTGCATTGCGCCCATCATACTGGGCAAGCGTATCTGGCGGAAAAGATAGCCTGTATATGCTCAATTACATACTGCACAATCTGGACAGATACCCGCTTGACGGCGTGGTTCACTTTGAACTCGAAATCGACTACCCGTTTATACATAATGTTATCGACTATATGGAAACGGAGTGCAAGCGAGCTGGCATCCAATTTGTGCGAATCAAGCCGAGGAAAACGTGGGAAGAATTGTATGATAAATGCGGTTTCCCAACAAGAAAAGTAAGATGGTGTAACGGTCACTATAAACTTGATGCAAAGCGGCAACTATCCGAATGGCTGAACGAAGTCGGTTTTTATGTAGTGCATTACATAGGCTATTGCGCCGATGAAGAACACCGTTTTAACAAGCGGTTGAGTTCCAAAAAGTTAGAGATATACCCTCTCGCAGAAAACGGCATTAACGAGGATGTGATTTTGGAATGGGCAAAGACACAGCCGATTTTCAACAACTACTACAAAACCAACAAGCGCTGCGGTTGTATGTATTGCCCCATGTCCTCGTATTTGAATTTCGCATATCTGTATAAATACTACCCCGAAAATTTCCGGTATATGCTCGAAAAAATGCGGGAGACGGAAGAATTGAGAGAGAAAGAGCTTGGTAGACCGTTCTCTGTGATTTCATCGAATCCCAAATATAATGCGGATTACTTGGAACACATCGTCAAAACGAAATGGCTCAAAAAGCTCAATGAAATGGAGATGACCAACAATGACTATGTCGATGCGCATTGCGTCGGTGTGGATGTGGATGGTAACATCACTGTCCACTGGGTTGCATTAAAGAGTATTGGCAAAACGGTGTTTTCCAACGCAGTTGACGCTGCCAAGTATGCCGCAGAAATGTCGGATTATTATGATAAGCACTACTCCTTTGGCGGCAAGCAAATCAAAAGAACACAGTGGGAACATTTTCTTGAGAAGGACTAGGCATGGGCAAGCACAAGAATAAAAAGCGCACACCAATAGGTTCACTTCCTCAAATCCTCGCGTCTTTGGCGCAGATAAACCCAAAAAATCTCAACCATAAGTTGGTTCCGGCATGAAGAAGTAAAACAGGAGCGGATATGAGTTTACACGGAGAGCCCTTGTTTGAGGGACTGAATTTTAAGGATTTGTTCGGGAAAGAACTTATTGTCGATAAAGTGTTCTGGAGTTATGACGGCATTTCGCTGCTCTGCGTATGCAAGGATGAGGACGAAAAATTGTATTTCTGTAACTGCACAGAAGTGCGAAGCGAAGAGCGTTGGGTCCTGTATCCGGCAACAGAGCAGCAAATCGAACAAATCGTCAGTAAAAGCAAGACCCCGGCCGAAGTATTCCGGGATAGCCGTGTAGTGTATATATATACCATCGGCTTGGATACAGACCAAGGAACATTGAGGGAACTGACTGTCGATGAACTGTCAGATGCAGACAAACTTCCGGAAGGAGAGTATGTGTAAATGAGCAAGCACGAACTCGGCGCAGACCGCGTTTTCCACGAAGGTGCTGGTTACTGCGAATAAACATCAACCACAAGTTGATTGACCAGAACCACAAAAGTGGTATAATGTAAACAGAACGAAACGAAAGGAGACAACCGAAGATGCTGTGCAAGACTGTTAATGCTATGTCGTTTGCTGAGTATAGTTATGAATCTGAATTCGAGTCCTACGAATCCAGCTTTGTTTCCTATACCCATCGACAGGCAAAAACAGACCTCGAACGGCTGCGGTGCGTCTTCTGACGGCATTTGCATTCCGAACGCTGCTTGTCGATTCATTTCGGCAGGCAGCGTTTTTTTGTTGCCTGCAATACAGAAAGGCAGCGAAAGAAAATGAATGTTCCAACTATCGATATTGTGCAGACGGGTGCCAATATTAAGGCACTGCGTAAGGCGGCAGGCATCAAGGTCAAGGATGTGGCGGATACGCTCGGTGTATCCACGCAGGCGGTAGCCAAATGGCAGGCAGGCACAGCACTTCCTACCATCGACAATCTTGTAATTCTCGCCGCGATGCTCGATACGAAAATCGATGACATCCTCGTCATCGCATAACCCACTTGCCGCAGGATTGCGGCTATATGGCCGAATAGACGAATTGGTTAAGTCGCAAGCCCTTCAAGCTTGAGAGTATGGGTTCAAGCCCCATTTCGGTCACCATCTGCTTCTGTAGCTCAGTTGGTAGAGCAGTAGGTTGAAGCCCTATGTGTCGCTGGTTCGATTCCAGCCGGGAGCACCACGAGGCTTAATGCCTCCTTATATGTGCCGGTATGCAAGCGGTCAAAGCAAACTGTCTGTAAAACAGGTCTGTTACAGTTCGTAGGTTCGAATCCTACCCGGCGCACCATATGTGTCGGTATGCAAGTGGTTAAAGCAAACGGTCTGTAAAACCGCTCCGTTACGGTTCGTAGGTCCGAATCCTACCCGGCACACCATAAGGCCCCTTCGACAAGTTGGTCTAAGTCGCCAGCCTCTCAAGCTGGAGTCGGCAGTTCGAGTCTGCCAGGGGTCATACAAGCACCCACAACGAGATAGTAAAGTTTAGAGTTCGGTAGTCAACTTTATTGTTTAACAAAACGGGTGCAAATCTGCAGAGGTCGCCCAAAGGTAGGGCAACGGATTGCTAATCCGTCGTCGGGTCAATCCCCGGCTTGCGAGTTCGAATCTCGCTCTCTGCGCCATATGCTCATGTGGCCGAGTGGCCGATGGCAGCGGTCCAGAAAACCGCCGGTGAGAAATTGCCCGAAGGTTCGAATCCTTCCATGAGCGCCATTGCCTCTAAAATTTTCGATTTCAGTCGAGAATTTTAGAGGCACTTTTTTGTTTGTGTCTTATTTGTTACGATTCGCTGTCCATGGTTGTACTGGATACACATTTGTGGTATAATGCTAATAAAGTAACGGAGGTGCGCCATGATTTTTGAAATGACTGAAAAGCAGTATCAGCTGTTTTTGCATGTCATGCAGGTAATGCAGACATTCTACGGCAATGATTTTTCTTCCATCTGCAAAGAGGTGGGTGACGCCTACGGTGTGCATGATGCCGATATTGAAAAGGCGTATACGATGTTCACGGATTTCAAGGTCACCGCTCCCGTGCCTTCCATGCAAAACGCAGCGAAGGAGATTTATCATACTGCGCTCTCGGCAACGAATATCGAGGCAGAGAACAAGGAGAACCCGTATACTAAGCGCATCGACATGAACGAAAGTGCTTGGATAAAAGCTGCTGCCATCCTCGATGCTTATTCAAGAATTCTTATGGGACAGTTCAGCATCATCTATGAAGTTCTCGATATAGCTGATACCGATAATAAACCGCAGTTGCAGGCGTATCATGACGCTCGTTGGGGCGGCGTTGGTATAGCAGAAGCCCGTGACCTTCTGATTCCGCAGCTGAGAAAACTCCGGGTTGGCTGGAATGGCAATTTCGGCATCTCCAACGCAGGGCTTGCCTACAACAGCAAACTTGCCTATGAGATGCTCAAAGCAATCCTGTATGCGTGCAGGCAAGGGGACGGCACCGTTCTGAAAGTAACGGACGAACCGCTGATGTATGCGCCCGGCAAATCAAATATTCATGCGTTGTAAAGCATCTTTTTAAGAAGGAGATTCCATGAAAGCCAACTATAAAGTCGTAAACAACCGTCAGGCGCAGCTGAAAAAGGTCATTCAGAATTTTGAGCCTACGGGTGTGTGCGCGTTCCTCATGTTTCGCTACTATGTTATGCAACTGATGGCCGAATCGGAAGCTGCAGGTGGGCTGAATGTACCGCTTAGCGATTCCGCTGAACTGCGAGTGAGTGACAATGTCGATGGGTTCTTCTCCAGTGCAAAGGATGAGGCTGTTTCGAATTATCTTGACCCTGACGACGAATCTAAGGATGTCATCATCCATTTCGATGGCACTCCGGAAGAATTCTCCAAGGAACTTGAATCGTACATTCTCGTGGCTATGGTTAGCAACTTTGAGCACGCATTCCTCGATTTTTCGGATGTCACTGGTATCAGCCGTGGGCACTTCGAGTTGGCTGTCGCAAAATTTATGTCCGAATACGAACAGACAGAAGGAAAGGTCAACAGCTTTTGTGACTACGAATATGAGGAGTGATGAGTTGTGACGGTTCTCGAAAATGCACTTGTGGTAAATGACGGCAAAGCGGTCGTCATTTCGATTAAGCGTGAATGGCTCTCTAAAATCATAGCAGGTGAAAAGACTCTCGAAGTCCGCAAATCCCGCCCTTGGGAAATCTCGTTTCCGTTCGCAGTATTCTGCTATGAGACGAAGGCAAACGGCGGTGCAGGGGAAATCATCGGGGCCTTTACCTGCGAGGACATCGACCAGCTGAACTGCCTGACAGGATTGTCTCCTTACTATGCAGACGGCGAAAAGCTGTCCGGTATGGCGGATAAGTTTATTCGGGAAAGCTGTATCGATATAGCCGCGCTGTTCGAGTATGGCAACAAAACCGGCATGCTGTATGGCTGGAACATCTCAAATGTTCGCAAACTTTCTCTATCCCTGCATCAGCTGCACCTGAAACGCGCTCCGCAATCGTGGCAGTACATCAACCTGAACGCAGACGATATCGAAAGCGTAGCTGCCGCCAGCGAGTGAGCAGGAAGCGTAGCTGCGAAGAAATTGGCGAAGGCGAAAGCGTAGCTGCATCTTAAAATTCTCCTTGCACAGTTGTGCGAATCGAATAGAATAGTAAGTGCATGATAGATACCATCTTCTGATTCCCCATACCGGTAGATTCACAATCTGTTATGTGCTTAGAGCAGACTCTCGAAATGAGGGTCTGCTTTTTTGTTTCCATTTTCAGAAAAGGAGGTAAACCTTGAATACCAGAACATTTACGCAATTTGCAAAAGCAGCCGAAAACTGCCGCTACAAGAACGATTTTCAGTTTGATTTGGTGCAGTGCGAGAAAGCGTATCAAATGGGCGGCGAGATGCGGATTGAAGCCGAATGCTGGCTGAATCTCTTTGAGAGCCTTGGTGAAGACGACATCAAATCCTATGTCAAGTCGGTCTATAGGCCAGGAGACCTTGACCCATTTCGCAAGAAACTGCCGAAGGAGTAAGTCCCATAATGCAGATACTATTTCATCTCATGGCGAATACCGGATGCTTGCCGGACAAGGTCGTTCCGCAAATCCCTACGAATCGGATGAAGGGGGAGGACCAGGAAACACCGAGAATCTGTACCGGACACACACTCGATGACTGCCTGACCGGCATCGGTATCCCGCATTTCATATCGAGTTTCCTGCTATCGGAAATTCGGCAGGGAAGAAGCGCGAAACACGCCGCCGAGACGATGCTCCTGCCGTTCGTCGGAAGAGTGTATTGTGTCGAGGATAACAACCCAGCACTGATACTGGACGATAAGACAAAGTATTTCGTGGCGGATTCCGTTGTCACGCACGAATGCTGGCTGACGGAGTACATCGACCCCATCAGAACGGAAAAGCTATGGCTCGTGGACGGAGAAGTTCAGTTCATACCGTTTTCGCATAACGGCAAACAGTACGAATACCCTGTCGTTCTCGATTCTCAGTGGTCTTCGATTCCGATGCAGCCCGCTCCTGAATTCCGAAAATGCCTTCTTGACATCACCAAGAAATGGCTAGAGGAAGAATAAGATGCGAGAAATGTGCCGTGAATAACAACACTGAAATGCAAAAAATCGCACACAAAACCATGGCGGAGTCTTTTTCGGAAGACTTCGCCTTTTTTTGTTTTTCTCTTGCGTATCCTTGCGAACGGCATAGAATTGGTATTGTACGATAGATAACATTCTACACAGCCGAATCTTTCGGGCGTACATCATTCACAATTCTGTTTTCAAATTAGGCAGACTTACCATTCGTGGTAGGTCTGTCTTTTTTGTTTTCAGAAATCCGTATCCATCTTTTTGAACGCGACTGCAAGGAGGTCCGCTATGTTTAATCGCAATCCCAAGAAAAACACCCGCTTCGCCATCTATGCCGGTAACCCAGGTTTTTCCGGCATGGTTATCTGCTCCGATTTTATCGGGTATGTCAAAGCCCCGTCGCTCAGCGATGCCTATGATGCAGCGTATCGGTATCTTGCCAACAGCGGATATACCGCCATCGTAGTCCGTGAAGCATGAAGTTTTTCCGACAACCGAACATCAATCACACCCCGCCGAACAGCTATTGTCGGCGGGAACTTTTATTCAAAGGAGTAATCACAATGAACGACAAACTGAAATTCTATGCCGGGACCACCGCTTTTATGCTCAGCGTCATCACCATCATAGGTTGCTTAGCCTGCTTTTTCTCGACGCCTGCGTATGCCGCGCCGGTAAAGCCAGCTGATGATTCTGATATCGAGTATGTCACGCCGTTGGAGGTCCATTTTAGGGAACTCAACGCTCAGCCGCCTTTCGCGCCGGTACTTTCTGTACCTGAGCATGAGGTGGCCGAGACAGAGCCCGAATCCGAGCCTTCTGTCGAGACGGCAGAGACTGCTCAGGAACCGGCAGAAGAACCTGTGACTGACACGGTTCCTCAGAACATTTCTGACAATGAGTACGCCATCTATACAGCGTTGCGGGATGCAGGTCTCTCTAAGGCCGGCACTGCAGCTGTGATGGGGTGTATGGCAATGGAGAGCGGGCTTCGCGTTACTGCCGAGAATCCGAACGATGGAGGCTATGGGCTTCTGCAATGGACGCACGGTCGCAAGACGAATCTCTTGAACTGGTGCTATGCATCGGGTCTGGATGCAAGTTCCGTGTCCGGTCAGGTCCAATTCTTTGTCCATGAGCTCAATGCCACCTACAGTCAGGCAGCGGGGTACTCGTATCCGGTATACGAGACACTCACCACTAGCGACAGTGTAGAAGATTGTCTTGCGATGTTCTTCTCGCACATGGAAGCCGGTGTGAATGTTCCTATCTCGTCCAGCAAGGTCTATTGCGGGAATCTGACGACCTTACAACTCTACAACAAGCGGCTGAACGCTGCTTACAAGTATTTCTAAAAAATGAGGCGATTTACTATGACAAACACTGCGTATAAGACTCGAAAACTACTGTCTATGCTCTCCAGCGCTGAGAAGGAGAACGACGGTCTGATGCTGACGCATAACCTGCAAAACATGCAGCGCAACGGCAAGCAGACGGGTTGTTACGGACACATCATGAATATCCTGAACGGAAAATGCGTGTATGTGACCACAGAACGGTCCTGCTATCAGCCGATTGCCGACAAGAATATGGTTCGCTATGCCGCCGATATGAAGGATTACTCCTCTGTATCGCTCGGTGCCAAGGGCCGCAACCAGTTCGTTACCAATGATGAGTTGGTCGGAAAAATCGTTGACATGCTTCGCTAACCGGAGCAAGAAAAGGAGTATCGCCATGAACAGAATCATCTATACCATCTTCAAAACCTTAGCCGCCCTGTTTGTTCTCTTCATCATCCTGAGCATCAGTGCTTTGGCACAGTCCTTCACGCTGCACAATATTGCGCTGCTCGTGTTCAGTGTCATCTGCCTGAACAAATGCTGCGGCATCCTGTTAAACTAAGGAGAAAAAATCATGAAGAATAAATACAAAGTTGTTGCCTTGGTTCCTTTGGAGTTCTCTGTTGAGGGAAACTCCGATTCCAAAGAGGCAATCGAATCCGTCAAAAACATTTTCAAAGCGTGTCGGGATGATAACGACTACGCGGACATCGTTTTTGATGGTATCGAAGAGTCACTTCGTCACGACAGTATCGAGTACAAAGTTGAAGCCGCCCAGCCTGAACCTGAGGTGAAGGCAAATTCCGATATCCGTTCTGTTGCCTCCGATATCTGCGACGTCTTCGAAAACTATCTCGATGAAAACGGTGTCTGTATTGTGTGTGACGATGCAGACGAGGAACAAGACCGAAAAGCAAACGAAAGCGGCGCAATGTTGTATGGCATGGAATATTGGCATCTTGTCGAAGATGTCGAGTTCCGTGTGAAGCATATAAATGCACAATACAAGCTGTTCACCGTCTTTGATATTATGGAGGCATTTGATAAACTTCTCATTTCCAAAAAGCTTGGTGACTTTGTACCGAGCGGCGAAAATCGTTACCGTTTGTATGAAAAAATCCTGAGCTGTCTGCGTTCTGTCAGGGAGGAATTGTAATGAGTACGAAAGGTTGGAACAGTCTGAAACCCATCACAGCCCCTGACCAGATGCCCGCACCCATCCACTGGAATCCAATGAGTGATGACTGGAAACAATGGATGGACAGCCATCAGGTATATAACGGCGAATCGAGATTCTCCAAAGAGATGCTCGATGCCATGAAAGCACTGCATGACAAGATTCTCAGCTTCGGCGGAGACGAGGTCTGCATGACTGCCTACGACGAAGACGCCGTAAAAACACTCAGTCGGGGGCAGTTCTTCTATGGCAGCAGCTATATGCGCAAAGGTCAGCCCAGTCAATGTCACGCGAATTCCGCTTATCTTTGGGATGCAAACCGTGGTCACTGCTCTATTGCGACCGGGTACGCTCTTTCTGAGGACGGGCTTTGGCGTTGTCATTCCTGGGTCGTACAGCCCCGGAGTCGCACGATGCGCGTCTGGGAAACGACCGTTAAGCGTGTGGCGTATTTCGGATTCGTGATGAACGATACCGAATGCCAGGAGTTTTTGGACAACAACACCTGACTACAGAGGGGTCATTTGAGTGAACGAATCTAACAATATCCAGAAGTTATCTGAATACGGCATGATTGCTCCGGACGGAACGTGGTATCCTTGCGAGTTCGGAGAACATGCGGCTCTTGCGGGGCGCATCATCATGCAAAACAGAATACACCTGAACCTCTCTGATAAGGAAGTCTTGGACATGGCCAATGATTGGAGCGGGAAGGGTCTTGATTACCTGTACCGGCGCGGCTGGATTGCGGTTCGTAATCCGTCTTTGGGTAAGACATTCCTCGATATGGACGCCACCAAAACCGCAACTCAGGCACAGGTGAACACCGTTTTCGATTACATCCACAAATATGAACGCTATGACATGGATATTTCCAAGCTCACAGCGTTCTAAAAGGGGAATTGAAATGAATAATACTATGATTCCGATTTTACCGGAACTGAAATCTGCGATGAAGCAGGTAACAAAACAATATCAGTCGGACTTTGACCTCGACACAAAGGTCATTCAGAAAGCCGCAAAGGAAGCGAAAGCCGACGGTAAACCTCAGACATTTCTGTGGTTTTGCCGGGAAAGCGGGACCTACATTGCGCGGGAATTTAACGCGTATTTGAAGGAATCGCCGATGTACATCTCCTACCACTACTATGCGGACCAGCAGAGACGGGAAGCGAAAGGCATCAAGGCGTATGTCGTCACCGTTACGGGACTTGATGGCAGAAAACCCTTGGGGTTCGCAACGCCCATCGACTATTTCAAGGAATGCGAGCGGCAGAAACGGTATGCCGTTCCTGCAAATCGGATTGCTCTGCATTTCGAGAAGGAGACGGTCGTTACGGAAAGACCCAAGACCATCCCGCGCCATCACAGCGAGTACGGAGAACTCAAATCCGTCACCTATCTGCCGGATGATGCTGCTGCGCTCGACTATGCGCTTTCCATGGTGCATCAGAGCCGCGAGAAGTCCAGCCGAAAGGTAGGTGCCTGAATATGGGTAAGATTATCGAGTTGACCCATGACGATGTTCAGAACGAACTTGCCTATGCTCTTATCTGCGAGACTATGGAGGGTGCATACTGGAATTCCGGGCGCAGACGCCGCATGTTCAGCAAAGCCTTTACGCGCAGTGAACAGCAGCGCATCTCGAACATTAAGGCTAAGGCACACAAGTGGTATCTCGTTACAGGCGTGCCGGAAAAGGTACGCATGAGTTACGATAACTACTTGCTGTGGCAACGCCTTGCGAACTTCTGTGCAGCTATCTGAGTATCAGCAATGCCAATACAATGGGCTTTCCTTTTGGGAAGGCCCATTTTTACTTGCATGGTTGTGCGAACCGAATAGAATGGAAGTGTACGATAGATAACATTCCACTTAGCAGCATTTGCCACCGTACAATTCACAATCTGTAAACAACAAGCAGACCCACCATTTTGGCGGGCCTGCTTTTTTTACTTGGAAAGGAGAAATTGCCTACGACAAACACATTAACTGTAGATTTTAGCTATGTTGCCGAATTGGACAACGGTTCCAACCTGAGCATGGTATACGGCGAGGATATCGTCGAGAAAATTTGAGGTGAAAAAATATGATGTATCTGAAACAGTTCCCGGATATCTGCCGGGAAATGGGGTTTGATGTCGAGAATCATATCTGCGCGGACAGCAAAAATTGCCCCTCCTCCACCACAGGCTGGTGTGAATGGTTGGGCAATAACTGGAATTCTATGACTTGAACCATTTTTTAGAAAATCGAAAAACAGGAGATAAAACTATGGCACGGAAAGAAATCAAAATTTTCATGGATTCCAAGGAAGTATCTAACTTCCTGAAAATCATTGACTGGTCCTGGCTGTTCACCTTTCTCAGTGAACGCTACAACGTCTCGCTGAGCCCCCGCAAAGAACTGAAAGAACTGCACGATGGTGCAGCAATCATCAAAGTCGAATGGCCTGATGAATTGATTGAAAAGTGCGGGATGATGGCTGATGTATTTTCGTCGGTCAAGCTTGCTACGTTTGATTCGTGTTTCAAGCAAGTCGTGGAATACGATGAAGATAAATTCAATGAAGAACGGGAAGCATGGTTTTCCCATCCGACAAAGATATTCAGCTATTTGGATTGTGATGGCACCGTCAAGGAACGCACTCTTGCGCTAAACATTTCCCTTCGTTACACGCTGTATGACGGAGGCTATAATTTCGCAACACTGCTCTATGCGGTTTATTCCGACGTGAACGGCTGGACTGTACAGATGGAAAAAGAGTAATACGAAGAATGTGCTCTGGAAAAATCCGAAATTCAAGGGCTTAACGAAGTAAGAATTTGGGAGGAAAAATATCATGGCAAACAATATCAACCGCGAGGGATTCAAAACGTTCCTCGAGTTCGGCGCTCCTTCGTTCGAAGGAAATATCATTCTTGATTCCGGTGAGCTGTCCGAGTATTACTACCGTTTTATGCGCATACCGCTCGCCAATGGCGAGCACAAGGTAGATGCCTTGTACGGGCAGCGGTTTTATGGAACCTTGGAAAATAAACCCGTAACATTCAACCAGGAGATACGCTTCCTTTGCCTCGTTGTCGACAATGCCAAAACCGTCAATGAAACACAGGACTTCAAAACGATTTTCTGCCGTTCTTCTTTTACCTCGGATTCTGTCATAGAGGAAATGGCACAGAAGCTGTTCGATATGTTCCGAGAGAATGTGACGGAAGAAGACAAGAAGAAAATTCTCAAGGGCAGTTATTACGACAAGATAGCACGACAGAACGCTTTCTGTCGCATAATAAAGGGGTATAAGAATTATCGCAGCCCTATTGACAGCATTGTCGATGAGATTGGAAACGGGTCTTGCTTTGGCCTGACATCCACAAATGCCGATGAACTGGTAGTGGATTATCTTGCTAATCCCACCGGCTGGGCTGAACGGACGATGGAGAGAATCAAGAAAGCGAGCCTTAAGTATTCCGGGCTCCTGTTCTGGATTACATTGGCCATGACGGAGGAGTTAACGGAAGAGTACGTAAAAAAGTACAGCAATCCCGATACTCCTGAAGGGAAATTCAAATCCTTGACAGACAGCATCAAGAACTATAAGAACGTCCACCTTGGCTTGGACGTCAACGGGAAAACTGACTCCGTTAAGTACCCCGTTGACGGAATTTTCAATATGGATGCCATGTATGATGGATATCTCGATACATGGAACATTGCTCCGCGTAGTGAAGAGGAACGCATTGAGGAATTTTTAGAGGAAAACGATGCTCTTCTTAAAAACCAGGATAAGATTCCGTTCAAGTACATTTCGGATATCCATTACGGAAAGAAAACTGTCTGGAAGAATCCAGATTTCGAAAACTAACAACTAATAAAGCCGCCCACAACATAATTTGGTGGGCGGCTTTTTTTTAGAAATCTACGCTACAATAATAATCCTGTCAAGAATTATTCCGCAAAGAATTATTATACCGGTTACAACGACTTATTTTATAAAGGAAATGCACTACACAAACGTATAAACAACTACTAATCACGGGATAAGGAGTGAGTTGACTGTTCTCCACATCTAAAATAACACTCTTCGCCACTCGTCTTCGAATGAGCAACATTTTTTACTTGCCAAAATATGCGAACTAAGTAGAATGGGTATTGTACGATAGATACCATTCCAAATCAAAAAGGCTTTCTGCCTTTCGTACATTCACAATTTCGCTTAAAGAGCGGACTTCTCGATTCTGAGAGGTCCGCTCTTTTCGCATCCAAAACACAAAAAGGAGTTTGTATCATGAACAAAACTGTACCAACTATCGAAATGAACCCCATCGACGACATCCAGCATCTGCTCGAGGAATCCGGCTGCTATGAATCGGAAATCGAGATGATGAAAACCGCTGGCACCTACGATGCATTTGTCCGCAGGGTTCACGATGCCATCGACTGGGGTTATCTCTGCACGCAGATGACTGAACTGGAGAACAACACGATTTCCGCCGCCATCGACAAAGTCCATGGCATGACTACCAAGACGGAGGATGATGCGTGATGTTTAAGAATCTGGTGCGTTCGGAAAAATACCTCATTACAGCTGTGCTTTACCTGCCTAAAAACATGGACACCAAGATGGTTTCGTTCCTGTCTTCGGGCGCTGGCACCGCAATGCTCGATGACTTGGATAAGCGCGGATACCGTGTTTTCTGTGTTTCGCTCAATTTCGAGCTAAACGCCGAATTGACCAATACTTACAGCTGCAAGCCCGCCAATTCACTGCTCGAATTGATGAAGCGTGACCTGCGCCTTATCTCCGAGCCGCACATCTACATTGCTGGGTACTGTGACCGGAACGCATCCGAGTGGCAGATGGTCAAGAACTCGACCACAGGTCTTCCTCTCGTATCGCTGGTAGACCATCCTACCGATGCACGGACAAAGGAAGCATTCCTCTATCGGCTCAATGAGAACGGAGAAGCCTGCATGGTGTTCGATTCCGCTTACTTTGGCTCCGAGCACACGCCGATTGGTAGCTACCAACTCACCGAAAAGGAAATCCGCGCCGTTCAGGCAGCGCTTCGCAGCGAGAACTATATTTACTAATCACAGAAAGAAGTATGTAACCATGAATCTTATCATTAACACGGTCGGCGGTCAGCTTCTGACTCTCACCCCGGAAATGCTTCAGGAAAAGCTCGGTCTCAAATCCGACATTCTTTCACTCGGCATTGAGGTATCTGACGACAATACCGCAATTACCGCTCAATCCTATACCAAGTGGGAGTGTGCAGGCGATACGATTTGCCCTCTCATTGATGTGAATCTGAAGAATGACGGCAAGGAAATGCAGGCAGCAATGTTCCAGCTTCCGACGCCCGAAATCCCCGCTCCGTTCTGCCGTCTGTATGACGAGCAGGGCAGCGATGAGGAAGACTGGTTCGCAGCCGCAAGCTTCTCGCCCCGTTCTGACAATGATGACAGCAAGCATCCTGTGTTTGTGGACGACAGTTTCGGAAAGCCTGTTCTGGCATCTGATGTCATCCAAAACCGTGACGGAGAGTTTTCTTCCCGGTGCTCGACCAGCAAGGAACTGTTTGACTTCAATGTCGAGGTCGCACAGAATCGCTGA